TCTCGACCTTGACGTACTTCTCGTCGCCCTGCTTCACCTCCCAGGCCAGGACGTGATGGGTGAACGTCCCGACGTCGTCGGGGTTGATCACGGGGAACCAGAGCCCCGGGTCGATCCGGGATATGACTCCGCGCTCGCCATCCCATCGGACCTTAAGGACCCCGTCGCCGTAGGCGATCACGTCGGCGAAGAGGTCGTAGGCGATGAGGTGAAGGGAGTTATCCTCGGCTATCCGGTCTAAGTTGGCCTGCTGCGCCTCGTCAGCCCTGAAAGACGGCGGGTTGCCCACAGCCAGGTCGGCGAAGAGGGTCATGATCCTCTTGAACCAGTTGACCCTCATCCTGGTGATCTGGGGGGCGTCGTCCTCATTCAAGCCGGTGAAGACCAGATCATGATCTCCCTCCAGCAGCAGCCGGTTCTTAGCGTATCTGTCGAGCCGGGCCTTATCGGCCTCCGGCGGCCATTTCTGGCCAGGGTTGAGAAAATTTAGATCAGTGTGAACGGTTGATGTCATCGTGGTCTCCTCGGAGGCGAGGGAAGCCGCCGGCTCTTGCTGATCCTGTTAACCAGGTAGCGGAGACAGTCGACGAGGTCGTCGTCCTCCTTTATGGGCGCGTCCTCGCCCCGCTCGGTGGCCTTCGGATCCCATCTGTAACCCTCCAGCTCCTCCTGGAGCATGGGAGTCGCCGAGCCCACAAGCTGGAGCCAGCCCTGGTCGAAGGCGTTGATCACCTTCTGGATCCCGTTTAGGACGTCGTTGTCTGCCTGCTGGACCCCCTCGATCCCGTCTCCCACGAACTGGAGACGGTGGGCCTTCGCCGCCGGGTCGACGTCGATGCTCGTCGGGTACATCCCGTCCAGGAAGCGATTGAGGTCCTTCGAGACCTCGGCCGGGGACTTGTCAGCCTTCCGATACTCTCCAGCCACAAACCACCGATCGCCGACACGGTAAGCCTTCAACATCGCCGTGGGGTGGGTGGCGCCCGGGTCGACGGCGACCCTCATCTCCTCGATCCTCCCATCGGGAAGGCGGGGGATGCAGTGGATATCCCGGTCGAAGTTGCGATAGATAGCGCCCTCGGCCATCACCCACAGGCCGAGAACGTACCTCTGATAGAAGAGGCTGGACGGGGGGCCAAACTGGCGCTTGAGCTCCTCGACATAATACCAGTCCAGCCAGGGGTTATCCTCCAGGGTGAAATGCCAGCTCTTGAGGTCGAGCTCATCCTCTCGATCGATCCATCGCTTCTTGAGGTAGTGAGCCGGGGGGCCGGGGTTCGTGGTGAGGAAGAGCTGGGCGCCGGGCTCGGAGAGGCGGGTAATCAACATATTGGTGAAGCTCTCCGGGACTAGGGTGCCCTCATCGACGTAGGCGCCGCCGAGGGTCAAGCCGGCGATCTTCGAGTACGCTGATTCGTCGTTACCACCCTCCACCATGATGGGGCGACCGTAGATGTAGGCCGTCTTGAGGGACCTCTTGTAGTCGAAGTTATTCGACCCCACAAGCCGAGCGATGGGGGAGAGGACGTTCCTCTCCAGGGAGAAGAGGGTCTTCCCAGCCATCAAGAGGTTGACACCCGGGGGGGCCTCCAGGACCGCCCGGAGCCACCGGACGTTGGCCCCGACGGTCTTCGCCGACCTCACCGCCCCGTGGGCGATATTGACCCTCGCATCCGAGCCGAGGCAGAAGTCTCTCTGCTTCCCCATGGGGATCTGGAAGCTCACTCCCCCACCTCGCCCATCTTATCAAATAAAATGCGGATCTCGCCGCCCCGGGCCGACGGGTCGGTCGCCTCTTCCAGCCGCCTCTTGTCGATGCCGATAGCTATCGCCGTTGCAAGGGGCTGGAGGTCTCGGGGGTTATCGCAGGTCGCCATCAGCTCCTCGGCCTTGTCCAGGAGCTTCCCCACAAGCCTGATCCTGGCCTCGGCGTTGTAACAGGTCCGGACCAGGTCGGCCTTTTTTGTAAGAGCACGCTCCCCCAGGTCCAGACCGTTTCGCTGAGCGATCCGTGAGATTGTTCCAGAGCCTCGGTCGAACTCCTTCGCCACCTCCCTGGTGGTCTTCCCCGACTCCAGCGCCTTCAGGATCGCCTGCTCCTCGTCCTCGGCGATGGGGGTCCCTTTAGCCATCGGCCCCCGCCTCGGCGACCAGCCGGCCCATCTCGTCGGTGAGCCGAACTTTCCCAGGATAGCCGGCCTCTCTCCAGGCTCGGAGGTCCTCGACGGTATCGACTCGCCACCTATGATCAGAAGTTATCTCCATGAAGAAACACCTCAATTTTAATGAAAAGTAGATACGGGGAGCCGTCGCCCCCCGCTATTGGCTACTGATACAGCTCGCCCCCGCCGAGGGTCATCGCCTCAGGACAGGCCGCGGGCCTTCAGCAGCCCGATAGCCATCACGGCCTTGTCTTTCGGCCAGCCTTGGTCTGTCGCCAGGGCGGTCACGGTGGGGAGCTGGCCGCCTCCGAGATCGAGATAATATGGGATGGACATCCCGAAGATGCGGCCATCGTCTGTCGGAGTCTCGGCGTTTGGCGACGGGGGCCGTGGGAGCGGGCATACTGTCAAACTGTCGGAACTGTCACCTCTGTCGCCCGTGTCCTCACTGTCACCTAGTTTGCGGCCCTCATCTGTAACACCTTCTCCACGGGGGGAGTAGGACTCTTCATATCCAGTGTTACGTTCGTCCTCTCGGTCCTCAGTATTACGAGTGACAGTATTGACAGTAGTTACTTTATCGACTGTATATACAGTATCGACATTAAGTACGACCTTGGTCGTGGCCGGGCCTTGAGGATTTGTCACCTCGCAGTACTCGACGGTCCCGTCTCCGGCCATGGTATCGAGATATTCCTGGAGCTCTCTCGCCTTGATCTTCACATGGCGTGAGATCTCCCGTTTTGTGGAGACGCCCCCATGTCTCTTCAAAAACGCTATGATCCGATCGATAACGTTCTTCTCTAGGTCTCGGCCCACCATGTCATAGACGGCCATGGCCATGGGCTGGTAGTACTCATCCACGAGTCGACAGGCTTCGACGACGTACTCAAGCCGGATGGGGCGTCTCCATGCCGGGTCGAAGTCAGAAGATCCAAGCTCGAAGAGCATCGCCAGCTTGGCCACCAATGGGACCAGCCTGCTATGTATCTGCATCTCGTTGGCGTCGTCCCGCCCCTCGATCTCTGTAGCCCTCTGCTTTTGCCATCGAGTCCAGTACTCAGCCGCCTCCGGACTGAATTTGAGTTGGTGCCTCACCATCTCGGAGGCGGTTTTCGACATGGCCGACAACTGGCCCCCGACGACGAGCTCCAGCTCGGAGTTCATCGCTTCGCCTTCTTCCAGGGGTAGCCACCTCTCTTTTGGCCTCCTAGGGAAGTGATAGATGAACCTCGCCATGAAGCCGCTCAGGGTGTCGTTGATCTCGGTATTGGCCGCCAACGACGAGTCGGTCGTCGCCCACAGGACGTTGAGATAGGGGTCGTCCACTACAAAATCGGTCTTGCTCTTCGACCGTCGGTTGGTCCTCAGCTTGCGGTGGATGGGTCGGCAATCGTACAACTGCATCAGAGAGTCTTTGAAGCCTCGCATATAGTCCCGTCTCATAGTCGACAGGACCCCCGCGGCCTCGTCCCGGACCCATGGGGCGTGGGGGCTCTCGTCAAGATGCTCGATGAAAGCCTCTGGCGAGAACTCTGTCGGGACTGCATTGATCGCCGTTCCCGGCCTGTGGTCGTTGAGGAGGGACTCGGTGGTGTCGACGACGGTGCTCTTGCGGCTTAGGCTCGATCTCCCAGCCATGAAGATGTAGAGGTTAGGGTAGACCGGCCCCTGCCTCAACTTGACCCAGATCTTCTTATCGGCGATCACGGCCAGTTGATAGAGCCCACCGGCGAACCAGTAGTCTGGATATGCATCCGAGACGTCTCGCCCGTATGCGATATAGCGGGTTAAGTAGTGGTTCCCAGGTAGATTAAGCTCGAATTTGGGGCCGACGTCTGCCTTGATGGTTGCGAGCTCCTCCTCGGTGATCGCCGTGGCCTTCT